CAATGCCAGGTGTGGATATAGACTCTATATATAGCCGAACATTTGAATATATTTGCAATAATTTACAATTTGAAAATAGTAAACCAGTAGTAATCGTAGCATGGTCACAGATTGATAGACATGAGCAATGGTATCATCAACGTATGATAGACCCAATGTTTGATGATTATCATTTAGTTCCCAAACCAGATACGTTAATACCCAAGGATCTGTATGAAAGAGTATACTTGTACCATTACGATGAGGCTAACTTTTATCGAAAAACTTTATTATATAAATTAAGTTTGTTTAGTCTTTTAGAAAATTTAGGTATTCCGTATATAACAACTGATTATATGACTTTAGATAGGAATGAAAAGATTATAAAAGTTGAGAAAGAGTTTTTAGGAATGGCTAAAAAGGTAAATGAAAATCCTTTTAAGATAGAAGATTTAAGTATAATAAATCAATTTAAACCTAAATTACCATGTGGACATGAAACTGCTGAAGGTATGATTCCTGTATCTAATTATGTAATAGATAAAGTGAAAGAATTGCACCCTAATATTAATTTTAGAAATGATATCACACATCTTAGATTAACAGATTTTATAAAAACTGGAAAATATCATAAAAAATTCCCAGAATGGTGTCATTTTGTATTATAGTATGATACAATATACACATGTATATACCAAACAAATATAATTATGTTCCAATGAGCCGTGTAGAGATAGACAGCAAACGAAGATACGCTACACCCGATGGTGAGAAACTGCCCAGTGTTACCACTATTTTAGATGCTACTAAAAGTGAAGAATCTAAGAAAGCATTGATGGAATGGCGCAAACGAGTTGGCGCACAAAAAGCACAAGAAATCACAACAGAAGCCGCAGGTCGTGGAACACGAATGCACAAGTGGCTTGAAGATTACATTAAGACAGGAGTACTCAATGAGCCCGGAAGCAATCCGTATAGCATACAAAGCCATAAAATGGCCCAATCAATCATTAGTCACGGTCTTAATAAGTGTAATGAATACTGGGGCACAGAAGTTCCATTTTATTTTCCAAAGATTTACGCAGGGACTACAGACTTAGTAGGAATACATGATGGCGATGAATCTATCATGGATCACAAACAAACAAATAAGCCTAAAAAGCGTGAGTGGATTGAAGATTACTTTGTTCAGTTAGCAGCCTACGCTAATGCACATAATGAAGTACACGGAACAAAGATACGCAAAGGTGTTATTTTTATGTGTTCTGCTGATAATCTATATCAGGAATTCATCCTAGAGGGCAATGAATTTGACAAATATACTGATATCTGGTTTAAACGTGTAGAAAAATACTACATGCAATTTCTATAACAAATCGAATAGGTTTATGATAAATAAGTGTATTGTGAAGAAATACACCTATGTCCATTATTCAGATTAGTAAAATACAACAACGAGCAGGTAATCTAGTAGACCTGCCTCAGCTTGACAATGCAGAGTTTGGCTGGGCCACCGATGAAAACAGATTGTTTATCGGTAGAACAGGTAACACTGTTACAAACGAAAATATTGAAGTATTAACTTCATATTCTAACATTAGTTTTAGTCAAATTGCCGGCAGTGATGGCGGTAATTTAAACATCAGTAATAGCGAAAATGGACAAATATTAACATATGTTGCTGACACCTCTACATGGGAAAATTATCCTAGTTTAAGCATCACAGACCCTAATGTGGGCGGGAATGCTAATTTCAAACTTAATTTAGGTAATGTAGAAAATTTAGATATTAACGGTGGCGCAATCGGGTATATATTGCAGACAGACGGTACAGGTAACCTTTCATGGACACCTAAAGGAACATTATATACCAACATCAAAGCACTAACCAATAATCCAACTGGTAATATTATTACCATGACTGTGGCTAACACCGTACCTTACACTAACAATACTCTTGTTACTATATCAGGTGTATTAGGTGATAACGTCAATACAATTGTTAATGGTCAAGCGTTTTATATCCAATTAGATGTAGATTTTCCTACTTCAGGTAATGTAAAGTTATATACTAGTTCCGGTAATAGTTCTCCGGCTAATGGTGCTGGCTTAACTGCGACAGCCAATACTGGTATAGCAACATCATTGACCGGCGGCTCAGGAGGAGGTGGTGGCGGGATTGCAGGTGGAGTAACAACCACAGTACAATATAATGATAGTGGCATTCTTGCTGGAAGTTCAGGTTTTACTTTTAGTACAGCTAATAATTCAGTAACATTAACAGGTAATGTTAATGGAGCTAATCTAAATGCAACATCAACCGTTACTGGTTCTGTTTTAATTTCAAATATTGCTGTTGGTACCGCACCCTTGACGGTAACAAGTACAACACGTGTTGCTAACTTAAATGTTGCATATGCTAATGTCAGTGATTTTAGTGTAACTACAACACAAACTACTGGTACATTTTACCCTACTTTTGTCAATGCAAACACAACAGGTAATCTTGCATTATCATCAAATGCAAATTTATCTTTTAATGTGTCAACCGGTAGATTAACAGCTACTCAATTGGGTGGTACATTAACTACTGCTTCCCAACCAAATATTACAACAGTTGGAACATTAGGTTCATTGGCAGTAACAGGTAACATAACTTCGGGTAATGCTAACTTAGGCAATGCCGTATCTGCTAATTATTTTCTTGGTGATGGTAGTTTCTTAACGGGTATTTCTGCTACAACTTCTACTGCATTAGCTAACGGCACAAGCAACGTTAGAATTCCTACAGCTAGTGGAAATATTAATTTTAGCAGTGCCGGCAACGCCAATATAGCAGTAATTACCGGAACCGGAGCAAATATTACCGGTACGCTTGGTGTATCGGCTAATGCAAATGTTGGTAATTTAGGCACTGCGGGAAGAGTCATTGCAAGTATTTTAGAATCAAACGTGGCAACAGGGACTGCACCGTTAACGGTTGCAAGCACTACACGTGTTACAAATTTAAATGTTGCATATGCAAACGTAAGTGACTTTAATGTATTAACAGCATTGACTACAGGTACATACTATCCAACATTTGTCAGTGGCACAGCAGGAGCAAATTATGCATTAGGTTCAAATACTGCATTTAGTGCAAACATTGCTAATGGATATTTTACTACAGGGGGTATTGTAACTACAAACATCTCAGCCGGCGCAAATACTACAGCAGGAACTCTTACTGGTAACTGGACATTAAGTGCTGGTTCTAGATTGCAAGCAACATATGCTGACTTGGCTGAATATTATGAAGCAGACGTAAAATATGAACCAGGTACTGTATTGGAGTTTGGTGGCAAAAAAGAAGTCACACTAGCAGAAGATGGAACATCAAGAGTAGCAGGCGTAGTATCTACTGATCCTGCATATGTTATGAATATGAAGTGCAAAGGTGAACATATTGTCGCACTTGCATTACAAGGTCGTGTACCAACAAAAGTACGTGGAACAATTAATAAAGGTGATATGATGGTATCTGGTGGCAATGGATTTGCTAGACCAAGTTCAGCACCTCAAATGGGAACAGTTATCGGCAAAGCATTAGAAAACTTTGACGGAATCGAAGGCGTGATTGAAATCGCAGTCGGTAGACTTTAAAATAATAGGAAAAATAAAATGGCATCATACGTATATACAGGAAATGCAGTATCACAGCAATCAGCTAATATTGCTACGGACAAGATTAGAATATCAACTACAGGTGTAGCTATTCACGCTGTGACAGGATATCCTAGAGTAGCTGGTACTGGTACAGCAACGGCAGCAACTAACAGTGCAACAGTCACTGGTGTAGGAACAGCATTCAATACTCAACTTGAAGTTGGTGGTTGGATAGGAAACACAACTGGAACAACTGTCGGAATCATATCAAGTATTGCAAACGCTACTAGCTTAACATTAACTGCTAATGCAGGAGTAGCACTATCAAATGTCGCATACACTTTCAATAACGCAGGAGTTCCTTACGCAATTGCTACACAAAATTCAGAGATTTATTCTGCACAGGACGTTTTTAATAGTGTTTATTGTGGCCAAGGCAATGTAGTAGCGTTCATTACTACTGGTGCTGGTGCCGGAGCAGGATCTGAATTCAGTATTACTGAACTTGGTATGCCACATGCTGTTACAGGCACTGAATAATAACTGTTTTAGATAAATACATCATACACTCTCATTCTGAGAGTTTATGCAGTTACCCACTGCGTAGCGGCTAGAACCCGCTAATTTTATAAAGGAAAATCAAATGGGACGTCCTCTAAAAATCGCAAAGGCTCAAGCAGTCTTAACAATTACTGATACAGCCGCAACAGGCAGTGTCGTTACAATATCAGGTGGAAATTTAACTACTTCACCTACAGTAGGTATAATAGCTGGTATGCCATTCGTAGTGGCAACTACAGTTGGTGGTCTATCAGCCGGTGTAACATATTATGTTAGTTCAATTCTATCAAATACTACATTTGTTGCGGCAACTACTAATCCTAGCGTTCAACCACAAGTGTTAGCTACATTAACTGACACAACAACTCAGACAGTTAAAGTGTCATTTGCAGTAGTTGATGCTTATTTTAACAACCCAGTTGGCGGCGCAGGCTTCCCAGCAACTAACGCTAATACATATGGTGTAGTTGGTGGTAATACAGCTATTGTTGGTAAACAAGTATTAACACGTGTTGCTATTGGTGTTGCTGGTAATGGTACTATGTATACAAGCAGTGCTAATGCTAACGTATTTGGTACTGGAACTGATTTTGCCAACACTCTTTCTGCAGGTTCTGCTCTACAAGTTGCTGTTGCTAACACAAACGGTTCTACAGATTTTGTTAACTTAGGTTTTGTTTCTGGTGCAGTTGCTGGTTATGCAAATATTGAAATTTCTAATGCCACAGCTACAGGTAACTTCTTGACTACAGTTGGCAATGCACAAACATTGTTTGCAAGTCAACCAGTTGTATTGTCAGCCGATATCGGTGGTCTGACTGCAGGTTCAACATACTTTGTTAAAACAATTGCTAACGCAGCCGCATTCAGTGTTTCATTGGCTGCAGGTGGTGCTAACGTTGCTCTTGTAGATGAAAATGCTACTTCTTACGCAGTTCAAGACCGTGTTGTATTGACAGCTAACGCATCAGTAAATGCTACAGCGGCTAGTTTCGTTTACGCAAATGACGAAGCAGGTTTCATTGTTCGTCAAAAAGGTAAAACGAAGTATTTGGTAACAGGTGGCACAACAGGTTTAACAGCACAATGTTTTACTGCTAACGTAGCAAATACAGCATTAACACCAAACACAATGAACATCTTGTCTACTGACGCCGCATCTGCTACAGCATATGTATCAAGTATTAATGACTATAACAGTGAAATCTTCCCAACGCAAGTTGCGGCCGGATCGTTAGTTGCAGGTACTGTTTACACAATTTACAGTGCAGGTACGACAAACTGGACAGCAGTTGGTGCTATGGCTAATATGACAGGTATTACATTCACTGCTACTGGAGCAGGATCTGGTACAGGTACTGCTGTTGCTTTCTCAGTTAACCCTGACATTATTGCTACATTCAATACTGCGGCAGTTGCTAATGCGGCTAACGGTCAACCTAACCCAATCGTAGTTATTGCTAGTGCATAATGACAACTATTAAAATGCCTGCACAGACTACTAAAACTGAAATCGCTGTACTTCAAGTTCAAGTTAAAAATATTGAACAAGATGTCAGCGAAATCAAAAGTAGCCTTAAAGAGATGCATGAATGTCTTGACCGTAACGCAACTGAAACTAGAGAACTTCTAACTAATATGCGTAACGAAGACATTACTGCTCATAAGGAACTAGGGTCAAAAGTATCTGCTTTAGAAAAGTGGAGATGGATGATGATGGGTGCAGGCATAGTGATAGGATCACTAGGATTTGACACCGTAGCAAAATTGCTAAAATAAAAAAAGAGACTTAGGTCTCTTTTTTTGTAAGTGAATTTAATTTTTCTTGCACAACATCAAAGTTGACTGTACTAAACAATCCGGGATGTAATGGCTTGGGATATTGATTTCCACCTACCCAAGCATATCCGCAATGTTCTTCATTTAACACAGGAATGAATTCATCATAAACTTCACAAAAGAACGTATGATATGTAAAACTGTTATTGATAAATTTTTGTATAGGGACTAGTTTAGCGTCTGGTGGAAAAATTCCAATTTCTTCCTCACACTCTCTAGCAATACCTTCAAAGAGTGTTTCGCCGTTTTCTATTTTACCCCCAGGAATACCCCAGTTACCCGGATTTCTATTATCGGTTCTAAGTAGATATAAAAAACGTTGTGTTTTATTGCTATAAAAGAAAACACCAGCAGATTGATTCTTCATATAATGATTTATCACAAATCAGATTACGATAGAATAATCTCCCTCATTATACCAACCCTCATAGCTTTTCATCCATGTATTATCTACATAACGATATTGTACATTGGTTGCTAGATTAGTTACGTATTCTAATGTTACAGGGGTTGTAGTAGTACTATCAAATGATACTACCCATTCCATAGTACTGGCATTAAATTGAATAATGTCATTGGCATGAGCAACTAAATTTCCCCATGCAGTTGTTGTTTCTCCGGCAGCGCCTATATCTTCAACAATAAGATATCTGCGACCGTTAACAGGTCCTGGCAATCCAGAATTTGGACCTGTTACTTGAGGATTAATTACTCCATCAACTGGATTCAATGTGTTCTGTGGTAATGTATCTGGGTCAATATTATATATTAACAATCTATCATCTACTGGGTCGGGTACTATTGTTCCCACAATGTCAGTATCCATATATGGGTTTTGTAACCAGATTTGACTGATACCGGGCTTAACGGTACCATATACATTTAATACACTAGACCAATATATATCTGTGTTTGGGTTAGCCGGCAAATTTAAATCTTGATTGCTAGGATAGAATGCAACTGCTTGTGGTAATATTTGTAATGTGTTACCTATTAATAATACTTTATAACCGTATGGTGTAATCTTTTGTCTTGTACCTAATAATAAATCTTCATCTTGTATATCTGTAAGTGCTTGACCAGCAAATATACTTGCAATAATTTTCTCAATAACACCAAACTTTTTAAGTTTAGCCGCGGTGCTAATCCATATAGGCATATAGAATTTCCAACTTAATACATCGATAGGATTTCCTGTACCTTGTGGTATACTACGACTACTAAATGTTAGTCCATCTTGGTAGACAACACTCAAACTTGTCCAGTCAATAAAGTTATCTGTGCTTTGAATTTCCAGTGCAGGATTAAACAACGTTCCCAATTGTTCAAGCAATTCTAATTTTTGATTATAATTAGTAGTCCAAAAATCAACTGTAATTCTTAATGTATAGGGTACCGGCATTTGTCGCTCAACTGTAAATGCCTGTCCTTGTACAGTTTCATAACTTTGTGTTTCACTGTTGTATGAACGTTGACGAACACTTATATTATCTATATAAGTAGGATCCTGTGTACGCCTTTGGTCATATTCTAAACCACTGATATAATAAGTTATTAATGGAGCACTAGGAAGATTACTTGCTGAATTATTTGCAAGAATTGTACTTGCTTGTCTACTACTGTCACCATACATAACCGGTACACGCACAAGAATTTCATTACCTGCAGGATCTTTACCTTTAGTAACTTCCCAGTTACTAAATATTTTTGCAAATTGTATTAAGAATCTGCGTATCTGATTATCATAGAAAAATTTTGCCATTTGTACTCTTTATGCTACCGGGGGTAAAGGATCTGGTGCCAATGTCAATATAGTTGACAATGCTTGACGTTGTGGTACATATGTACCATCTGTAAGTTGTGTTTCATAGTTGTTATTGATAAATCCAGACATTTGTGACGTATCAGCCGCGGTCATACCAGTTTGTGTTCTAACATTCTGTGAGATACGTACCCATAATCTGCCGTCCCAACGATATAATAATTGAGGGAAATAATCTATGCGTAAGAAATAATCACCAACTTGCGGATTCTGCGGGAAACTAATACCTGCTCCAGTTGGAATACCGTTTGGTGCTTCACCGGTACCATCTAAATAACCAGTACTATATCCAAATGTTCTTGGGCTACTACGAGCAATATATTGAAATCTAGGATCACAGTCAGCACGATAGTCCATAGTATTTGGACCATATGGTTCTGTACCAGTAAAGCCAGGCAATTCAGGATTTTGGTCAGCAGTAGCATATGTGTTATCAGCAGTACCGTATGGTCCTAACACTTGGCCCATAGAATATACTGATAACATTCTTTCACCACTAACTGGTCCTGAATTACTATCAGTCCTAGTAGGTGCTACTGTTATACTTTCTATATTAATTGTATTGAATGGATCTAGTCTTTCGTAACCCATATCAGCCGTCATGTCCCAAATACTTTGTATTGCGGCTCTGGGTACTCTAATTACAGGACTAGAATTTCTAAACTGTGAACTACTAACGAATGTGACAACACCTACAGTAGGAGTTACTGTCGATCCCGGCGCACCGCCGTTATCTGCAACTACACTTATTGGTGGCGCCGGCTGATTGTACTTACCTGATAGTTGTGTGTTACTTTCAAATTCACCATATGTAGGAACAATGTACAACTTACTTCTATCGTAACCTGATTTAGGTACAAGGCGTTCTGCTTCTACGAGAGCCGCATTATTAATTGCAATGTTTTTATTGTACGTAGCAAGAATATCTTTAAGATTGCTTGCTGTGTCTAATTCCCAATACGTAGTATTAGGTGGTGCTACACCAATTGGTACTTCAATCTTTGATATATAATTTTTATCACCATAACTAATAACATAACCCGGTGGATATGTTCTATCCTTATCCCACAGTCCAAGATAATTATCTTGACTAATGGGCTCTTGTAGTATTTGACTAAATTCTTCACTATCAACTAAAGGTTCGCATTTGATACGCCATAAGTGCGGGAACCATGTTTGACTAAAACCCTCACTTGCATAGTTAGCATCGGTAACTTGCATGAAACGCTTCAACGCAACTGGAATAGTTTCATTCAATGGGTTGTAATCTAATAAATGAGGTAATTCAATAACGTCACCTACCATTAATTTACGACCAACTAACTGAATCATGTCATTGTAATGAACCGTGATAAAGATAATATCATTGTTTAAAAATAATCCAAATTGACTTAAATCAAAGTCTAAGTTTTGAACATTGTAATGCCCGCGCAATCTATAAATATTAGGATCATATGTTCTATCTCTGTTTTCCAAGAACAACAGATCCTGAATATTTAAAGGACTTAATACATCATATTGCGGTTGCGTAGCATCTATAGATGGACCTTGATCGGTTGGACCTAGGTACTTGTGTACATATAAATCAGTCGCCCCGGCGGTGAACATCTCGGATATTGTTCTATCAAAGAAGTTATAATCATTCGTTTTATTGGGACGCCAAAGCGATAATTTAGGCATAATATTTTTACTCTATTGAGTATTTATCTTAAATAACAATGATGACTCATTACCTAAAGGTTGACAAATAATACAAATAGTGCTATAATAGCACTTGTAAATTGTTATTTTGGAGTAAATTAATGACACGCAAGAAAAACACAGAAGACCATTCAATGGTTAAATCACTTAATCCACGTGACGCTGATACCAAATATTTTGGTGATGAACCATTGTTTGTGTTACAACCGGACGCAGATCAGCGCCGTGTCACAATGATGCGTACTTTTACTTGGTACAATAGATTCTATGGTAAAAAAGATGCCAAAGAACTTATGTCACAATATTTAGATTTTTACAAACGTACCCAAGATGCTAAAACAATGCGTAAAGTAGACGATAAAGAATTCCTACTTACATTATGTTGGTTAGCACGTATGAATTTACGTGGTCTAGAACTAAATGAACATGAAGCGTTAACATTAGAAAATGAAATTCAAAGATTGTTAAAAACAATTTATAAACCCGAAGTTAAAGAAGCAAGTGCTACAGGTGCACCTGAAGTAGATGTACCCACACGACCTAACATTCAAGATATTTTGCGTGATAAAGCACGTGAAGCCGCCGGCGAACTTGAAGGATTGTTTGACGAATTTATTGATGCAGGCTCACCCACTAAACATTCATTGCGACCCATTGATGAAGTTGCTAAAAAGAATGTGATGCCACAACATATTAGTTTGCTAAGTGATGTATGGAAAAAGAAACTGAATGAATTTGAAGAGGTACTCAAAGGTACTGATAGTCAATTGGTTCAAGGATATAGTCATTTGACTAAAATTCAAATTAAAAACACAATAAAATACATTGAACTAGTAATCAATGATTTAAACAGTTATATTAGTGTTAAGAAAGCCGCTAAAGCTCCTAGAGCACGTAAAGCAGTACCAGTTGAAAAGATTGTAGCAAAACTTAAGTATCTTAAAACATTTAAAGATACTGCAAGTAAACTTGACTTGGTGAGTATCAGTCCAATTAAACTACACGGTGCAAGTGAAGCATGGGTATATGATACTGCTAAACGAAAATTGCATCATTATATTGCAGATGAATATAGCAAAGCATTTACTGTTAAAGGTAGTACATTGATTGGGTTTGATACAGCACAGAGTGAAGTCAAAACATTACGTAAGCCTGCAGAACAACTTAAAGAAGTTATGGGAAGTAAGCCCGCGGCACGTAAGTATTTTAAAGACATTAAAGCAGTCGCCACTACACCTAATGGTCGCTTTAATGATGCAATGATTATTTTAAAGGCGTTTTAATATGTTAGATAAAGTTCTTTTTTGGTTATCCGAAAACCGTAAAAAAATCGGATATACAGTAGGCACAATAAACGTACTAAGTGGATTAAGTCTACTAGCAATAGGCAATACTACAAATGGTGTAATCCAATTGTTTGTAGGAAGTGTCCTAATTTTTGATGCATGGGGTATGCAATGACTATTGATTTAAACAAATACAAAGATTTTGTAGAAGCGGTTACTAGTAATCCTAGTAATGATTTGACAACGTTCTTGAATCGATGTGATGAAATTGATATTAATACCGATACAGCCACATTTACATATGGCCCGGATATTAATGTTCCTCTATTACTTACTGCTTGCTTGGGCCTAGCCGCAGAGTCAGGTGAATTTATTGAAATTCCCAAAAAGATTTTCTTTCAAGGTAAAGAACTTAATGATGAAAATCTCTTTCACATGAAGCGTGAGTTAGGAGATATCATGTGGTATTGGATTAATGCATGTCGTGCATTAAATTTTGATCCAAACGATGTAATTAATGAAAATGTGCGTAAATTAGAATCACGCTACCCCGGTGGCAAATTTGATGCACATTACAGTGAAAATCGTAAACCCGGGGATTTGTGATAGACTGTGTTACCTGATAAATACTATTATTAGGTAACACATATGGCAACATACCCAACAGCTAATCCGCTCTCTACTCCTTCTGGTCTAACATTAGACCAATTAAAAGAGGGCCTTTTCAATAATTTAGCATTTCGTTTAGGTAGCGGCATTATTGATATTGAGTTAGACCCTCAACATTATGAAGCGGCATATAACTATGCAATTAAAGTATATCGTCAAAGAGCACAAAATGCTACTGCCGAGTCATACACTTTAATGACTATTGAAAAAAACATTGACACATATACGTTACCACAAGAGTTTATTAATGTAAGATGTTTGTATCGCAGAACAGTTGGTTTAGAAACAGGTCCCGGGTCTAGTTCATTCGATCCATTCAGTAGTGCCATTCTAAACACATATCTATTAAACTATAACGTTGCCGGTGGATTGGCAACATACGACTTCTATGCAGGTTATGTTGAATTAGCCGCACGTATGTTTGGTGGATACGTAACATATACATTTGACCCGGTAACAAAGGTATTACGTATTGTTCGTGATCCAAAGGGTACAGGAGAACGTATATTAATTTGGGCTGACGTACAACGTACAGAAGAAGTATTACTACAAGATCCGGGTTCTGGTGTTTGGATTGGTGACTTCATTTTAGCTAATCTTAAATTAATTATTGGTGAAGCACGTGAAAAGTTTGGAACTATTGCAGGCCCGGGCGGTGGTAGTACACTAAACGGAACAGCCATGAAGGCTGAGGGTAAAGCCGCAATGGAACAATTAATTGATGAGTTGAAACGCTATGTGGATTACAGTCAACCACTGACTTGGATACAAGGGTAAAATGAAAATCAAGGAGCTGTTTGAAGATAGATCCGGCGATCTAGTGTCAGAGTTTTTACAAAGTATTTCACCTAAGGAACTCAGACAATATTCAATCAGAGATAACTGCGGCCCTGCCGCCCTTCACATGAGAGATTGGGCAAAGCAACAGGGTATAGAGTTAAATAGATTCGGTGGATATTTTATAGCAGATAATGTTGTTTATGACAAAGCAGATTTCACAAAAGAAATGAAGCGTGAGTTTATTAAACAAGGATTAGATTTCAATGATCCAACTGCAAGAAAACAGTTTATTGAAAGTAATCCAGAATATAGTGAAGAATGGAAAAAGATTCCGCACTATTGGTTACAAGATAAACAGGGTAACACTTACGACCCCACTGGACATATTCAATTCATTAAGACCGGGCTATCAACAGATTTGAATAAAAATAGATACTTGGGTAAGCCTGCATAACTAATCTCTTTACTTTCAAAGACTCCTGTAGTATAATATGTACTACGGGAGTTTTTTATGATTATTGGAGTAACAGGATTGATAGGTAGCGGCAAAGACACGATTGCTGACTATCTTTGTACGTTTCATGGATTCAAACGATTGAGTTATGCGGCTTCATTGAAAGATGCAGTAGCCGCAGTATTTGGTTGGAATAGAGAATATCTAGAGGGTTCAACTAAATCTAGCCGCGAATGGCGAGAAAAGCGAGATGAGTGGTGGAGTAAACGATTGGGTATGGAAATTACTCCTCGTTGGGTATTACAATATTGGGGTACGGAAGTATGCCGCAATGGATTTCATAAAGATATTTGGGTTGCTAGTGTAGAGAATAAACTACGCCAGACCAGTGATAACATTGTCATTACCGACTGTCGTTTTGCTAACGAAGTTAATTCTATAAAAAATGTAGGTGGAATCACAATGCGTGTTAGTCGAGGTGAGCGACCAGTCTGGTATAGTTCCGCCGTTGACTATAACAACGAACCCGAACATAGTGAACAACATCAAAAAGCTATGGTTGAATTAGCAAACTACGCAGTTCATGCTAGTGAGTACAGTAGCATTGGGTTATTGTATGACCATTATATTGATAACAACGGATCAATTGATGAGTTACATAAGCAAGTCAACTCAGTAGTCAACTTGTAAATCACCACGTTTCCAGTTAACTTCTTTCTTTTTGACAACCTCAACACAGTTTAAACAAATACTACGTAAATTAGATTGAGCAATATTCTCTAAATTGCCGTCAATATGAAAGACTGTAATTTGTGAGGGGAACAGACTTTTAAAGCCACATAAATCACATGTGGCTTTTTTCTTATAATTGCCCATTGTCCAATTAGCTTTTCGTGGCTTTTCTTTATTTTTTTTACGACCGCATTCATCACATGTACTGCGATAATGTGTGGTCCCTTCACGTACATAATTAATAGCTTTATAATTCTTATTACATTTGGGGCAGATGGGTCTTAATAGTGCCATATATTATTTAGTTAAAAACCTTCGAAGGCACGCTAAATCAGCTTTTTTGTGATCCTTCGATAAATAATAGTATGCAATTTAGGTAGTAAACCTCATAATTTTACATAAAGGAAAAAATAAAATGGCATTAACATCTCCAGGCGTAGAAGTAACGATCATTGACCAAAGTCAATATCTTCCAGCCCCAACAAACTCAGTTCCTCTTGTTGTTCTAGCAACAGCACAAAATAAAGCAGACGGTTCAGGTGTTGCTGTAGCTCCAGCTACAACAGCCGCAAATGCAGGTAAACTATATCAAGTAACAAGTCAACGTGATTTGGTTAGCTTATATGGTACTCCTTTCTTCTATACAACTACGAATGGTACACCAATTCAAGGTTACGAACTAAACGAATATGGTCTATTAGCTGCCTACAGCTTATTGGGCGCTACAAATCGTTGTTATGTTTTACGTGCTGACATTGATTTAGCTAGCTTGGTTGGGCAAACAAGTCGCCCGACAGGAGAACCAGCTAATGGTACATATTGGTTAGACACTACAACAAGTACTTGGGGCATTTATGAATTCAATGCGTCTACTGGTCAATTTGAATTGCAAGTACCTATTGTTATTAGTGATGCTACTAGCTTGAGTGGTGGTGTTCCGTTGAATAGTATTGGTAATATTGGCCAATATGCTATCAATGCGATTGCGCCAACTTCAACTAATCCAAATAGTGGTAGTACATATTTTTATAAAACGACAGACAATGTATGGGTAACATTAGGTTCTGCGGCTTGGGCTAATGATGTTCCTACAGTTCAAGGAGCAGACTCAAGTACTACAAGTACTAATCCATTGACTCCGGGTGATGCATTTACTATTAGTTTAGCTGGAACAGGTTTCTTGACTGCTACTATTACAGTTCCTGCGGCTCCTAATAATTCAGCCGCAGGTATTGCAACTTTAATCAATGCTTTGGGTTGGACATATGTAAGTGCAGTAGCAAATAGTTCAAATAAATTAGAAATTTATTCATCACAACCGATGACTTCAGAAGCAGTATCATTGGCATTAACTCAAACGGTTGGATCAGTACTTGATGATTTAGGCATCACTACTGACGGTGGACTTACAACAGGTGGTGACTTCTATCAACCTGCAGTATTGTTCGGTACGGCATCTCAGATGCCATTATGGCAAGCAAGTCAAACTTATCCTCGCCCATCAGGATCTGTCTGGGTGAAAGTTGGAAGTTCTGGTAATGGATTAGCTCCAGTCGTATCTAAATACAGCACAGTAACCGCAAGTTTCTCTGCACAAACTGTAACATCAAGCACATCTGATTGGGCAGTAACTGCTACATTAGATTCAACTGGTGGTCAAGCAATCCCTGCAGGTACAATATATGCACAATATTCATATGACGGTCCAGCATACCCACAAATACCTAACTATGGTTATTTCAATCAAGGACCAATCTTTTTATGGGAAAAATCTACAACAGGTGCAACTGTTGCAACAGGTACAACAACCAATTGGACATTGTCTAGTATTCCGGGAGGATCCGCTTCTATTTATGTTCAAGTAAGTGTCCCTGGATCATCGGGTTTGTCTACTGTTTATACAGTAGGTCCTCTGTCTAATGGTGATGAGCCTACAGATTTCGTGACTGCATGGTCGGCCGCTGGAATCCCTAACACAACGTGTGCAGTAACTACAGATGGTGCAATTCAATTGACACAGACTGTGGGTGGTATTATATCAATGAGCGATTGGTATCCTACTTCTTCTATATACGCAGGCTCAAATGCAACTATTTTAAGCCAAGCAGGTATTGTTGCAGACAGTACTACTAATGTAAAAACAGGGTTTTCATTAAACCATCAAGTTACTGTTCAAGATCCTACTCCCCCGGCTGGCGGAACAGGAGCATTTATCGTAGTTAGATTATATTACGGCCAATACATATTAGTGGGTGACGGAGTTTCTGGTGCATCAAGTGGTAGTGGTTATGCAGTTGGAGATACAATTACAATTCCATATACAAGTTTAGGTGGAACCACTACTGCTAACAATTTAGTACTTAAAGTTGTAAGTATAAGCGGTGGTGGCGCAACAGGTCCTGTTACAGGGGTAACATTTGTATCCGGTGTAACTCTTCCACAAGATTATCTAGTTCAAATTAGTGACTGGGTTCAATTAGATTATGTAGCAAATGAAGGTGCTCCAGTAGCATTGCCAACTAATAATACAAACTGGTTCTACTCAGTAGCAGACCAAGTTGACATTCTAGTAAACTATAATGGTCAATGGAATGGCTATGGTACGTTGAACTATGATAGTTCAGGTTTCCCTCAGCCATCTGGCAGTAATGCAACTGATCCAAATGGTCCATTATGCACTGCTAGTGAGCCAACAACACAAAGCAACGGTGATCCATTAGCATACGGTGATATTTGGATTGATACTAGTGACTTGGAGACATATCCATTAATTAATCGCTGGGAATCAGTTAGTGGTATAGATCAGTGGGTTCGTTTAGATAATAGTGACCAAACTAGTAGCACAGGCGTTACATTCTTGGATGCACGTTGGAGTTCAAGTGGTGCTATTAACCCTGTAGATGATCCTGTACCGTCAATTACTAGTTTACTAGCTAGTAACTATGTTGACTTAGATGCACCTAGTCCAAGTCTATATCCAAATGGTATGTTGTTATTCAACACACGCCGTTCAGGATATAACGTAAAACAATTTAGAACAAATTATTTTACAGGTGCAAACTATCCAGATGCAGGTGCTTACGATCCAGCAGATCCTACTAACGATGCTAACTTACCTTTGTTTAGTTATACATGGGTATCTGTAAGTGGTAATCAAGCAAACGGATCTCCTTACATGGGTCGCCAAGCACAACGTAACATGGTTGTTGAATCATTACGTTCTGTAATTGACACAAATACAGATATTCGTGATGAAGATAATTACTTCAACTTGATGGCAGCACCATACTATCCAGAACTACAACCTAACATGGTTGTACTGAATGCTGATCGTGGTGAAACAGCCTATATCATCGGTGATACTCCAATGAGATTACCGGACGATGCTACTGCAATTCAAGCATGGGCTACTAACGCAGCCGGCGCTGAAAGTACAGGAGAGGCAGGTTGCGTAACACGTAATACATACCTAGGTCTATTCTATCCAAGTGGTATTGCACCGGATCTAGCTGGTAACTTAGTCGCTGTTCCACCAAGCCACATGATGTTGCGTACATTCTTACGTAACGATACAGTCAGCTATCCATGGTTAGCGGCAGCGGGTACTCGCCGTGGTACAATTGACAATGCTACAAACATTGGTTATTTGGATGCAGTTACTGGTGAATTTATTACAACTAAAACACGTATTGGTATACGTGATGTATTGTATATCAATTTCATTAACCCATTAGTGTTCTTCACTGGTGTTGGATTATTGAACTATGGTAACAAAACAAGTTTCAATTCACAAAGCGCATTAGACAGAGTAAACGTTGCACGATTAATTGCGTACATTCGTAGACAATTGACATTGGCAGCAAGACCGTTCGTATTCGAACCAAATGACGCATTAACACGTAATCAAATCGCCGGTGTTGTAGAAACATTGATGGTTGATTTAGTTGCTAAACGTGGCTTGTATGATTATCTAGTAGTTTGTGATGAATCAAACAACACTCCTGCTAGAATTGACAGAAACGAACTTTGGATTGACGTTGCAATTGAGCCTGTTAAGGCAGCTGAATTCATCTATATTCCAGTACGAGTTTTGAACACAGGTGAATTATCACAGTAATCTAAATATCCCCTAGCAATAGGGGAATTTAAAAGATAAATATATATAACAGGAGAAACAAAAATGGCAACAGCCTCACAATCATTGTTTAACATGACAGTAGCATCTGACAACGCCGGGGGCAATCAGGGCTTGTTAATGCCAAAACTACAATTTAGATTCAGAGTAAACTTTTTGAATTTTGGCGCAAGTGCTAGTTCAATTGAATTAACTAAACAAGTTATTGACTGCTCTCGTCCCAACTTATCATTTGCTGAAATCACATTACCAGTATACAACTCAACGATGTATTTAGCCGGTAAACATACATGGGCACCAATGAACATTAACGTTCGTGATGATGCATCAAACACAGTAAGTAGATTGGTTGGTCAACAATTACAGAAACAAATGGACTTTGTTGAACAAGCATCAGCCGCAACTGGTCAAGATTATAAGTTTCAAACAAACGTTGAAATCTTAGATGGTGGTAACGGTGCAGCCGCTCCTATCGTATTAGAAACATGGGAACTATATGGTTGCTTCTTACAAACAGCTAATTATAATACACTAAATTATGCTACAAACGAAGCTGTAACTATTGCAATGACTTTACGTTATGATAACGCAATTCAATCACCAATTGGTTCTGGTGTCGGTGCAAGTGTTGGTCGTACAGTTGGTTCAATCGCTACAGGTATCGGCGGTTCTCTTTAATTTTTAATTAAAGGAATCTAGCTAATGTCTGGATTTTTTCAGAACACCTTACAGGACGCTGCCGGAACATTTTTCGGCAGCGATTTCCTTCGTGATTACACACACGCTAGTAAAACATTTAGGCCTAATGGTTATCAATACGCGCCTAAATTCAAATTTCTCTTTCATGTTTACTTTGAAATAAACCCTCAAGCATATTCAGAGAATGTTAGCACGGGTGCTAACTTTGGTTTAGTAGTTAAGACAGTCAAACTACCTGGTTTTTCATTTGATACTACAACAATGAATCAGTATAATCGTAAAAGAATTGTACAAACAAAAATCAAATACGATCCTGTTAATATTTCTTTTCACGATGACAACGGCAATATGATTCGTGATTTGTGGAAAGCATATTACAATTACAATTATTCTGATGGCACGAAACCTAAGGTTGTATTTGCAGGTGCACGTGGAGGCGCCGAAAATCAAACAGGAACGTTAGCTACTTATAATGACCGAACAACCTATGTACCTTCTATTACTGGAAATGATGATTGGGGATATATAGGTGAGACACCAAATCCAACAGGTAATAAAATACCTTTCTTTAAAAACGTTACTGTATTTGGCCTTAATAGACACAATTTTGTAGCGTATACATTAATTAATCCTATCATTAGTAAATTTGACCATGACACTTATAGTTACAGTGAGAGCAATGGCACTATGGAAATGCAAATGAATTTAGATTATGAAACTGTTGTATATAATGAAGGTGCTATTGATGGTAGAACTCCTAGTAATATTGTTACTGGTTTTGGTTTAGATGCAAACTATGATAGAACAGTAAGTCCTATAGCAAGACCAGGAGCAAATGGTACTATTTTAGGTCAAGGTGGATTGGTAGATGGTGTAGGCGGTACAATGTCAGCATTAGGTCAAGGTAATATATTAGGAGCAGTTCAAGCAGCCGGCACAACATATAATACATTTAAAAATGCACCTATTAAAAATCTAGTAAAATCTGAAGTTGTTGCTGGCATTACTAATGCGGTACAACAGACACCCAATAGAAACATAAATGTTGTTACACCTATATTTGGTGCAACTCCTACTAGTTTAGGAACTGCCGGTACCCCACCAAATGCAGTCGCTAATCCTGCACAAATAGGAATAAATCCATACGCCGGAAACAGAAACCCCTAATATTTAGGTAATAAATAATACTATGCCAAGAATATTAGATACTAGAACATCAATGGATCAAACAGTTAGAATATTTGATTCATTTTACTCCATCAACTTAGTAGTTAATGCTAATGAATACGATATCGTACATGGCTACTTTTTATCAGTTTGTGCATCAAAAAATATAGCGGCCAATTTTACTGCTGTACTATTTAGGATATCACAAGAAACACAAATTCCAGTACTTAATTTATTAGATCAAATTAAAGGTACTAACAAAATGGAAATGAATCAAACCATTGCTTACTATCTTAATAGTTTTAAAAGCAAAACTTCATTATACGGCATTGCTGTTGTTCCTAAATCAAATCAACCGGTATCACGTAACATCGTGCAGTAATCATGTCTAAATGGGCACAAGGCATATTTACGCCAAAAAACGGACACAAGTATATAGGCAAACACGCACCTAAATACAGATCAGGTTGGGAACTAACCTTCATGACATTTTGTGATACTAATAAAAATGTAACTAGTTGGGCTAGTGAATCAATGTCTATTCCATATAGAAGCCCACTAGATGGCAAGGTACACATGTATATACCAGATTTTTTTGTAGTGTATCAAAACAAGTATGGTAAACAACTTGCTGAGGTTGTTGAAATAAAACCCAAAAAACAAAGTTTAATTGAAAGTCGTGTTGCTAGTGCCAGGGATAGATTAGTAGTAGCGGTCAACCATGCAAAGTGGCAGGCGGCTATGGCATATTGCAAAGCACAAGGATTTACCTTCAGAGTAATAACAGAAGATGACCTTTTTAGAAACGGTTCACGAAAGTAACTAAATACTTTTATGACCAAGACACTTGAAGAATTATTCGAATTGCCTCAGGAAGAGATTGATACTCTAGCTAAACCTATTCCTGAGAATGCAGATTTAGTCACTACAACTGCATTAGATAACTTAACTAAAATTGAAGAAGCATTACCTCAAGTACGTGGATTAGAAGCCGCAGACGGGGAGATGGATGAACTTGCTAGTTTAGCAACATCAAGCTATAAAGACTTGATGGATCTAGGAATGCAGGTTGATAGTCGTTTTGCAAGTGAAATCTTCAATAGTGCTAGTAGTATGCTGGGCCATGCTATTACTGCAAAAACAGCTAAATTAAACAAAAAATTAAAGATGATTGAGTTGCAACTAAAGAAAGCAACATTGGATCAAAAGGTAGCATCAAAAGAAGAACAAATAGAAGCTACACCAATGGGTGAGGGAAAGTCTTTGGATAGAAATGAGTTGCTAAAGATGTTGGCGGCAAAATCCAATTAAAAAGATAAATAATAGATACAGGAATTAAGAAATGAAAAGCCTACGAAAATACATCATGGAAAGTGTACATACTTACAATTACACTATCAAAATTGCTGGTCAAGTTGACAAAAACTTTTTAGATATGTTTAGATACAATCTAAAAAAGTTTGACCCTGTCAATATTGGTGAGCCAAAAAGCACACCAATACAAAAAGACCCATACGGATTCCCTAACTTAAACAATCAAAGTGTTACTATCATTAAAGCAGAATTTCGTTATCCAGCGACAGAGCCAATGATTCAACAAATTGCACAATTGTTAGGTTATCAAGTTGATATGGTTCGTGTTGTATCAAGTAATTTTGATGACAGCATTAATAGTGAGATGGTTGGTTATGAAAATGAGATGAGTCACTCTCCTTTATTAAACCATGAACAATTAGAAGAACAACCGGGTGCAAAAGCCGCAAGTAAAGCATATGGCGATTCATACTTACAATCAATTAAAGATCAGACTAAAGATAGCATGATTAATATTCCTTATGCAGGTAAGGAAACACCAGATTCATTTGATCCATTCAAGCCTTATTTGGATGACAAAAAGATGGGTGACAAGAGTCCTATGAGTACAATTACTCGTCCAGCAAAGCCAGCAACTGGCGCAAGAAAATAATTAAAGGAATAACAAAATGGATTTCAAAAGTTTATTATCACAACTAGACCAGTTGAACGAAGCTACAGAAAAAACAAAAACTGGTTTAAAGCACACTGCTGAACCTGGTGGCTATGGTCGTAAAGATGACGAAGATGAAGAAGGCAATAAAGTAAAGCCTGTTTCTACTGAAAAAAGAGGTAAGGGGCGTCCCAAGAAAGCTACGTCAACATCAGGTGAAGACAAGAAGTATGACTTCAGTGCATTTGGTGTTAAGGCAGGTAAAGATGTTAAGTTACCTAAATATGATAAAAAGAAAACTACTAAGCATAGTTTAAAAGAATACTTTGACCAATTAGATAAAGCATTGAATGAAGAAGGTTATTCAACTGCTCCTATGCCGGGAGCAGTAGCAGTTAAAGATGCAACTGGCAAAGTTGTAGCTACTGCAAAAAATCCTCAAGCCGCCGCAGCCTTTGAAAAAGGTGATATTACTATTGGTGGTGGTGAAGAACTAAAAGAATTAAGTCCAGGTACTATTCAGTCAGCAGCCGCAAAGCGTGACGCACAGAAACCGAGTCAAATGTCACAAGCTACACAGCGTAAAGATCCAATGACACACATGACTAATCGTATCAATATGAACACTCGCACTCTAGATGAAAAAGACATTGGTAAGCACAACAATGCTACTACAGGCTTTGACGCACTAGTTCGTAAACTAACACCTAAGTATGGTAAAGAAGCCGCAACAAAAATTGCAGGCGCACAAATGAAGAAAATAAAAGAAGCCGAAATGCCAACACACGATGGCGACATGGGCGCGGGTTTGGGCGCTGGTCGTAGTCAACAATTTGAAGCTAAGAAGCCAGATGCTAACAAGAACGGCATCCCTGACTACGCTGAAGATGGCAAGGGTAAAAACGATTTAAAGAAAAAGAAAGTTAAAGAAAGTATGAACGAAAACTTATTAGCTGCCAAATTAAAAGGCAAACACGATGGCCTTAAAGGTAACTCACATTGCGGTAAAAATTACGAAGACATGGAAGAAGCAAGACACTACCATGAAGGCTACAAAGAAGGTCTAGATGAGTGCTATGGTCAAATGCCAATTCGAGGTTTGGTAGGTGAGATGGGTAATGAAGTAGAAAACATGGCTAGCTATGGCGAACGTACTCCTGCTATGGAAGATGACATGTACGAAATGGATAAAACTTCTTATATGAAACAACAGGCGGCAAAGACTTCCGGTGATACATTTAAGGCGTTTGGTCAAACTTTCAATGATAGTGATGTACTAGATGAATTTGCTTTTGAAGCATTAGACAATCAATTAAATGCTTTACTAGAAAGTAAAGAAGATGTTGCTGAAGGTATGACTGTTTCTATTAGTAAAGGTCAACAAGGCGCACCTGATTCAGTAAGTGTATCAGCACAAGATGGTGAAGCAGAACAATTGTTATCAATAATTAAATCAGCAGGTTTAGGCTTGTTTGGTGGTGAAGAACAAAATGGTTATGGTGCTCCACAAGGTGGTAATGCACCAGGTGGTATCAGTGTAGTAGATGACCATGACGGCATGATGGCTTTAATGAAAAAATTATCCGGTGCTGGCGAAGAAGTATCAGGCGGTGATTACGAGAATGAAGAAGGTCACGGTG